AAAAGATGGCAGATAAGTACAGGAGAGGTGCGTAGGACGGCCACTATTAAAAACACACTCAATGATAAATGGACAATCTTAATGTGTTATGTGAAGCTAAACGCGAATATATGGGACAACTTCACATGCTCATGTGTCCACCTATGATTGAAGTTTTCCAGGATATGTATGATGAAGCGACCAAGCTCTCCAAAGGGCGAAAGACCCTCATTATGTTCCAAAAGTTGCTGAAGGAAGTGCCAAACTGGTCTAACGCTATGTCTAAGCAACATAGTGATAACATCGCGAACCGATGTGCTTGGTTCAATGATCTCTTGGCGGCAGTCTTTGTTGCATCAACCAAGATTCTCTCAGCCGTTCGTCTCAAGGCGGATAACAAGAAGATCAGCCTCAAGTTGCCAAGCAATGAGGTTTTCATTCAAACTTGCTACAACAATGTTGCCAAGGATCTCTACAAGGATCCATATGTATTCCATGAAGAACAGAGTGAATATGTTCGTGATGAACAATTGGTTCGTCGTTTCTCTGTCTGCATTGAGGCCACTGTGAAGGAGCTCATTCCAGTCCAGGAAATCCTCCAGACCTACATGTCTCAATCTGCTGAGATGCGTGACATTGATCTTGATGGTGAGGTTCACGATGGTGAAGATCCAGATGTCTTTGATGGTCCCGCTGAAGAGTCTTTCCCAGAACCCGAACCACTTCCAGAAGACGAGCCAATGATGGGTGCCGAAGAAGAGCCTGTTCAACCAACGGGTCTTGAAAACGAATTTAAGACTGTTCCAGGTGTCCAAGACCCAGCACCAGAACCCGTGACAGATGCCATCCCCACCGAACCAGAAGCAATGCCAGAACCAATTGAGGAAGAGGATGAGGATGTCTTCTTTGGGGATGCCCCAGAACAGCGTGTAAAAAAAACTGCGTATAATTAAATGGAAGATCTGTCCGAATATCTCCGAGACCCCATGAGCGCCGCCCTCATCGCCGCGGCCATCACCGCTGGTTACATTCACCTTAAGGCCCAACTCAATAACGAGGGCAAATTAGAACTCAATAAATATACCAAACCAGCGGTCTTAAATGCGATCCTTGTCTATTTTATCGTCGCGAATGGTCTTGGTCAGAGAGAGGCTATTTCTAACGACCCTTTCTAAACTTAAAGATTTAACCCTACGAATAAGAAAATGGCGTCTGTCACTGCGTTCAATGACATGCTTTCCCAATTTCTTGTGGAATTGCACAAGACTTTTCCAGATGAAACCGGAATCAAGAAGATGACTACATCCTTTGAAATGCTCAAGAAGACGAATCCACGCATTATCGTTGATGGATTTATGAAGGGTGTGACCCCTTACGCTGACAGGATCTCTGCAAAGGATGAGAAGTTCATCCTCGAGGAAATTGAAAAGATTGAAATGCTCAAGGACCTCAACATCAAGAGCTACTGGGCTCGTATGAGTGCCAATACCAAGGCTGCTACATGGCAATACCTCCAGACCCTCTACATGTTGGGTACTACCATTACTGCTATCCCAGCCGAGACCCTCAGCCTCATTGAGGGTATCGCAAAGGACTGTGCGGATAAGATGGAGACTGAAGGTGGTGAGATTGACCAAGATGCCCTCATGAAGATGATGGGCAGTATGCTTGGGGGTATGGGTAAAAAATAAACCTCGTGCTATACTAAATGAAGGCTTGGTTTGACGATCCTCAGCAACTCATCCGGGCTGATCAAGTCTCGCAGTTCTGGCCAAATCGCGATCAATCTCCAGAAGACAGAATTAACGCAGCATCGCGTTTTGTGATCTACGCATGCTGTGCTATTTATCTCATTCGTCGTGATCCAAGAATCTTTGTTCTTGGTGGTACCGTTCTCGGCGTTCTTTATATTCTTTACAAGTCAAAAATGGTTAAGGAAACTTATGGAATGGCATCAAGTAGTTGCCAAATGCCAACCCAAGACAACCCAATGGGTAATGTCCTCATTACAGATTACACAGATGCCCCTAACCGCCTTGAAGCGTGCTACTACCCAACTGTTAAGCCAATTGTCAAAAGTATGTTAGATGACCGTATTCCATATGATGCGGGGCGTTCTCGTTCAGCCCTCCCCCAATACCAGCGCAATGCGGCGGCTCGTCAATTTGTGACAGCGCCTGTTTCTAAAATTCCAGGCGACCAAACTTCATTCGCGGAATGGTGCTACGGGCCAAAAAATGGGCGTGATTGTAGATCAAACCCAGAATTGTGTAATCCAAATGCCCGTGGTGTTCAGCTTGAAGCGTTTGCCGGACTTGATCCAGCGGGTGATAGCCGAGTTTCTCATAGAGGTCATGGCATTGGCCCAGCTTAGATTATAAATATTCTCATGTAATAATAAATGGCATACCAACTTCAGCCTGGTCTTGCGATCGTTCAGAATTCGGGTGCTCTCCCAGCAGTGAAAGCGACGGAAGAAGTCTTCGTGTACCCTCAGCCCAGTTCTATTAACTGTGGTGGGTGCCGCCCAAACACCATGCTCTATGGCACAGCTCCATACATGGCGGGTAAGGGTTCTCCAGCGCAGTACATTGATGTGAGTGACCAACTTCGTCCACAATCAACTACCCGTTTTGGTAGAGTTATTGTTCCAACCTATGAGCGCAACCTCTTTCCACTTTCCAATATGGAGTGCAAAGTGCCTCTCCGTACCATGAGTTATGAGCCAACCAGTACACGAGCGGAACTCCAGAACGGACTTTTTCAACAAAGATACGCTAATAAAAATGTTACTAAAAAATAAGAATGGCCGATCCCATTTCACTTGCAGCCGTCGCTGGTTTAATTTACGCTGGTAGGGCTTTGAGCAACAAGCCCGAAGCACAAGCACAAGCACAACCAGAGCCAGTTGTTCAACAACCACAAGTTGTCTATGATGAGGACCCAGTCCCACAATTCGTTGAAAATGAGTTTGAGCCACGCGTTGAAATTCCCCAAAAGATGGAGATGGCGAGTTTCGCAGACATTGGTCGCCAACAACGAAGTGGTGGTCAGGAGATTCTCAACATGAGAAACCGTATGTATGATACCGGTCGCATGAACAACCTTTCACCAATTGAGAAACAAATGGTTGGTCCAGGTTTGGGTGTTGGTGCCGATACCCCAGCGCAAGGTGGTTTCCAACAGATGTTCCGTGTGAATCCAATCAATGTTGGTGAATACCGTCTCACTACACTCCCAGGCCGATCAGGTCCAGCTGCGGATGTTACCGGTGGTCGTGCGGCGGTTGTTGGTCAATTGACCCACAATAAACCCGAAACCACAGCATACCTCCCATCTCGTCTTCCCACAATGGCAGGACGGGCTCAGGGTATGTCCGGTGCTATACCAAGAGCGAGTCACCAGAAAACTATGCGAACCACCAACCGTTCAGAGACCGGTCTCCGCGCGGATGGACTTGGTTTCAATGGCGCGAAGCGTTTTGTTTCAGCCCAGACGATGCCACAAGACCCAACTCGTTTCAAGAGTGATCGCAATGATATGCAGTTTGCTTACGCAAGTCACGCAGCTCCAGGTATTACAAACTTCAGTGGCGCGTACTCTACAAGCGTAGCTGCCCAAATTACAACAAAGAATAACGAAGAATTGATGAAGTATGGTTTCCGTCCAGAAGATCGCAGAGGTAAGGCGAACCGTGTGGGTAACAGAGGTCGTATGAATGTTCGGGAGAGTGCCCTCAAGCAAGGTGGTGCTTTGACAGCAGTGCGCGCCGATACATCTCGTATTGATGGTCGTTTTGGTACCGCCGATGGTGGATGGACTCAGAACTACCAACAAAAGCCTTTCCATCAATTCAATGCCTACAAGGGCAACGAGAATCCCAACTCAAGAAACTTGGATATTGCGAAGAGACAACTCCAGAACAACCCATTGGCCCAGCACATTTATTAAGTGTGTATTAACAAATTATAGACAAAAACAATCATTAAAATATTGTACCTATATTTTAATGAAGGTTCATACCCTTGATATAGATAGCAGTGAGAGAGATACGAACGTATATACATATGCTAACAATTATACAGTCACTCTCAAGGAACCTATATATGATGTGACGCAGATAAAGTTAATTTCCTGTCGTATCCCAACACCTCAATTGACAACATGTGCCACGAATAAGACATTTAGTATTTATGATTCAGGTGCACCCAATGATATTATTGAGGTTACCCTTGATGAAACTAATTATGCGGATGGTGCCGCTTTAGCTTCCGATTTGGATACTAAAATGCAACCACCCCTCACATGTATAGACTCTGTTGTTTTTGATTCTGATACACAAGCCCTGACCTTTTCAAATACGATAACCAGTAACACTTTCACATTCAAGTTTTTTGATGGTACGAATGGTTATCTCAGTAATACCTCCACGACAACACCTCACCAAGTTATGGGGTTTTCATCAAAAAATCCAGAGAGTGGCGACACCGTGATTTCTGGGGCTATCAATTTGGAAGGTCCAAATTCTCTTATTATTCGTATGACATCTGGATCCGATGAATTCACAAAAACTGTATACTCGGCAACACCATTCTACACAGGGCACATTCTTCTAAATGGCACCGATTACATGAATTATCACCATGCGGATGATCCACTTACACATGAATTCTACAGGGGGGCACAAAAGTATATCAAAGACATCAAATTAGAATTCTTCTACATGAGCCACGGGCGTCTCATCCCATATGATTTCAGGAATCAGGATCACATTTTGAAATTTGAAATTACATGTTCTACGGACAAATTAGAGGGACTACCAAAGGTTCCCCCGGAAACCGTTAAGAAGGAGTTACCGCCACCAATAAGTATCCCCGAAGTTCTGGTGGATTCTTATAGATGGAAAGAGTATCTCTCCATTGGAGTGATTGTGTTTATTGGAATTGTTCTCTTGTCTCTTATGAAGCGACGCCCAAAACTTAGCGAGTAATCGCGAAGACTGGTTGCGCTGGCTTGGAGACACGAGTGGAGATGCTGGAGACAACCATGTAGACCGCAATGGACAACAAGGTGGTCAAGATCGCGGTGAGGGTGTACTGGGTACCACCGTTCTTTGGCACCTTAATCAATTGTTGGATGACCCAACGGACCAAGTCCATCCAGCTCATCGCCGCAGCGAAGCTGAAGCCCGCAACAATGGCGTTGAGGGATTGAGTTTCCAATTCTTGGGTAACAAGGTTAACAGTCTTGAGAGCTTGGGCAGTCATGTCAGCCATGATGAGAGTTTTATACTATATGTATAGAAATTTTTCATTCTGGTAATAGTTCCTCCTTCTGAACAATTTTTTTGTATTTGGGTTTCCTAACTATTTGTGATTTTGCGAATATTTGCTCTTCTTCCT